GCGACGGCAACAGAAATTTTTGCTAGTGAAACAGATGACATTAAAACAGCCAAACGTTTGACGAAAGTCACGGCAAGAATGTACACGCACGAAGTTGGCGCAAAACAGGTTAGATATTACTGGTTGCGACATACTCGGGGTGTGAATGTTGGCCCATTTAATCAACAATCAGGAATTAAAGGTGAAAGTGCGGTAAATATTGATGCCGAATTAGAGGTGCTGAATAAAAAGCTATCTCAGAACATTGTAAATGAGGTAATTGATACTGCGTTGCCAGCTCGTAACCTTGAAATGACTAAAACCGTAACAGGGTTAAACGTCAATAAATTTATAGGCTACAAGCAAGTCTATAATACGGCCGACGGAAAACTATACACTTGGAACGGAAGTAAATACATCGAAAACGGGGTTGATGTAAACGGCATACGAATCAATACAACTCAATTAGTAGGCACGTTGCAAGCTAATCAGATTGGTGTAAACACAATTGGAGCTGGAGCGTTGCAAGCTGGAGCTGTGCGAGCCGAACACATGGCAGCAGGGCAGGTTACAGCGGATAAATTGGCTATTGGACTAGGGGGCAACCTTTTTTATAACCCAATTTTTGCTAATCCGACAAATGGTGTACCTCACGGGTGGACGTTATCAGAAGTTGGATTGGAAAATAACCAAAAAGGGGAGCGTAGATGTTTTCAAGACCCTGATTATGGTTTGAAGAGAGGCGGTTATTTACCTAATGAAAATGTTGTACGTTTCCACAATCGACGAACTAATAATGGCTCTACTCGAACAGGTATTTATCAAAATGTGCCTGTTACAGCAAACAGCTGGTACATTGTATCTGCCTATATGGGTAATCATAATTGTACTAAGGTTGAAATTTATATTGATGTGCGAGGACGCAACGGAGAATGGCTATTACACAAAACAGTAGGTGTGCCGAGAAATAAAACTTTCGTAGGTATTAATGATGCAGAACGAGCATTTATTCAATTTCAAGTTCCGTCTAATGGTGTAAGTGTTGATGTATTTTTCTTCTTTTATGATGCAGACGGCTCAAATGCAAATGGCTGTTGGATGTTTGTTGGACGACCAATGCTTGAAGAATGTACTCAATATGCTACACAACCTAGTGCTTGGGTCAATGCAGGTGTTACCTCAATTCACGGTGGCTCTATCGTCACCAGAACAATCACTACCGAGCAATTAGCGGCTAATAGTGTTACCGCTAATGAGATTGCCACTGGAGCAGTGACGGCTAAACACGTTGCTGCAAATAGTATCGGTGCAAATCACGTTGCGACACGCTCTCTAACTGCCGATAAATTAAACGTAACTAGCATATCATCGATTAGTGCTGATTTAGGCGCTATCACTGGTGGCTCGCTTAAAATTGGTAGCTTAAACGGTAATTTTGGCACTTTGTTTGAGGTGCAGTCTAATGGTGGTTTTAGACTTATTAGCCGAGATGCCAGCGGTGGTATTGAGTTATCTAGCGCTACAAGAGCGTTACACGTTTGGGATGGCGGAACAGAGGTTGTTAAAGTTGGTAAATTATCCTAAGGAGAGTTATGTATTACATCAATGAGCCTGTACCGATTGATAAATCGTTTACGGAAAAACCTATTTGCGCCTGGCATATCGCTGGGCGTTTGACTATTGATTACATCAATAAAAATACTACGATTGAGCTTGTAAGTTGGGTAAATAAACAATCATTTTTAGCACGTGGTGAATCATTAGTAACATTTTTGACAGTCAATGATTGTCCTAGATTTAGTGTTGATCCAAGTTTGTTTGCCTTGCGAGCCTTGACTACCGTTGAGGGCTCGCCTTTTTATCGTAAACAGGTTAAATGTGATTATGACCTAGACCATATTTCGCAAGTGTGGGAATAAGTATGAGTAATTATGGATTGCGGATAAATAATAGCATATTAGACAGTTATTATTTGGAATTAGGCACTGCTCATATCAAAGGCTATAATCATAAAATAAATATTCCGCTTGAATATCAAATCCAATTAAATAAGGATTATATAGACTTAAATGAAAATAAAAGATTGGAGTTTGTTAGAAAGTATGGAAAAAATGCAATTTATTTAAATTATATACCATTTGTAAGAATAGAGCAGTTTAGGTCAGAAGATTTTATATATCATTGTCCTAAAATTGAATGGGCTAGTTCACAAAATAAATATATTTTAGACCATATTCAATTTTCAGCAGATAGTTATTTTGATATTACTATTGGCTATGGTGTTATTATGGCAGATTTTCGGAGACTTTCTCAATGACAAGTTATGGTATGTCAATGAATTATACACATTTTTCATTGCCTAATTTACAGCGCAAAATGGTAGCTTCAGAAATCCCTGTTAAATATTTAAGATATAAAAGGTCGTATAAATGCACATTACATAGTGCAATTTTTAGTAAAAAGCTACCTGTTGATAGAAATTGTTTACTTTTCATAGAACCTCAATCAAAATTTTTCCATAGTAAATCAAATAATGATCAAACAACTAATGGAGTGAGTAATTTAATAATTTATCCTGATGAAACTTTTGCTAGAAGTAGATATAAATCTGCTCAAGGCAGATATATACCAATGTCTCCTGATTGGGATTATGCAATAAATACTAAATGTTATAGCAGTAATAATCCTTTTTATCATATGGATTTTGGTTTTCATTTATTTGAATTTGTAGATAATACCTTAAATACTGCCAACTATGGCATAAAAGTTTTTAAAGAAGTGCTACTAAATAATAAGGTATATAAACCATTAGAAAGTATAAAATGTGGAAATATGTTTGATAATAATTTTGAAAGACATAGCAATATTTATAAAGATAGACGTGTCGCCTGCCTTATGCCACCTACAATGTATTACTATGACGAAAAAACAAGCAGATCTATTATAACACCTTTAATCATTGATAGTCTTTCTGGAACTAAATTTAGAACAATTTTAGCCAATAATTTGGAAAAAAATAAATTATTCTATATGCCATCTAATAGAAAAATACAAAGTGGAGAAATATATTTAGATGTAATAGACGTTTCACACTTACCGTCTTTTGATGAAATTCCTTACAATTAAAATATGGAGAAACAAAATGCAAGTATTTCTATTCGATCAACAACTAATTTCTGTAATTAATCGAAAAGAAGAAATTACAGATGAAACGTGTCTTATCACAGAGCAGGAGCGCGAAAAAATCCAAGAAACACTCGATACTCAAGGTCACTTTTGGCGTATAGATAAATATACCGTTGGATGTAGTGGCGTCAAACCAAGCGAAAATCACAAGTGGAACGACGAAAAACACGATTGGGAAATCGATTCGGATTTAATCCAACAAAACCTCGCCAAGAAACGCGATGAATTATGGGAAACCATTAAAAATCGCCGCTTACAAGCAACGAGAACTGGTGTAGAGGTCACTTTACCAAATGGTCAAGTTAAACATTTTCATACTGACCAAGTGGCACGCCAAGAATATGACGGTATGGGACTAACCATTGTATTAGGCACTTTTGAGCCGAGACAATGGAAAACAATCGAAAATGATTGGGTGCAATTTGATTTAGATACATTTAAAGCATTGGCGCAAGCAATCAAGGGCAAAGTAGATCACGATTACCGAAACGCCGAAGTATTAAAAGCGCAAGTTGATAAATCAGATACGCCTGAAAATATCGACCTTAACCAGGGATGGAGTCAATCTTATGTCTAAAGTGGTGATTGCTTTTTATAAGCATAAACGAGAGCGGAATAGTGTTAAAAATGCATTATTCCGCTTTTTTGATGATGCTATAAAATTTTTTACGCACGGGTCATACAGTCATTGCGAAATAGCAATATCTAACCCTCAGCCATCTAAGATGTACACTTGTTTTAGCGCAAGTAATCGAGATGGGGGAGTGCGTAAAAAAATAATGGAGCTACCTCCAGAGCGGTGGGATTTAGTTGAACTAGAAATCTCACTAGAAGAAGTGATAGCATTTTTTGAAAAGACAAAAGGATTGAAATATGACCTTATTGGCGCACTCGGTGTTGTCTTAAGAATTAGAGACAGCAAAACAAAATATTTTTGTTCGGAATGGTGCGCAGAATGCCTTGGAATAGATAAGCCTTACAGGTTTAGCCCAAATTCACTTTACAAACATTTAACCAATAGCCATGGATAACACCATGGCTTTTTTATTAATAAATAGGAGTTTTTTATGACTACATTTAACAAAATCTTAAACCCAATGTATTCAGTAATTGCGGCATACTCTAAACAAGAGGACGGCTCAATTAATGCTAAATACGTACTTGGTACTGGTACAGACAATGATGGGGCCGTGACAGACTTTACGCCAATCATCTCTGAATATAAATGGATTGATCCAGCCACAGCAAAAAGCATTTTAGGAAAACCATTAACTCAAGATGATATTGGCAAAACAACGGAAGAAATCGAACTAGGCCGTATCTATGCTTACTTAAAAGAGCAAGGACAGATTGTTATCTAATCATCTAATTATTAGAGATACCGCCTACGGGCGGTTTTTTATTGGAGGTAAGATATGGACGAAATAACACAAATTGATCTAAATCATTATCAAGGTACTGACAAAGATTTTATCTTTGAAATTGTCAATGATGACGAAGAAGAAACTGCCTACAATGGGTTGAGTAATGCATCTTTTGAAATGTGGATTAAGCCGTCCAGAGGCGAAACAATCAAACTATCTACGAGAACAGGCGAAATTACAGTAAAAGATAATGTGATTGTTGTTAGTATTAGAAATATGCATACAGCTAACGTTAAATGGGGAATGGCTGATTATGACATATTCACACTGATTGACGACAAAATATCAGCTATTGTAACAGGCACATTTACATTACAGCATTCAATTACGAAAGAAATTCCTAAGCGAGTGAGTACGAATGAAATGTGAAAAATTTAAAGTTCGGTTGAAAACAAAACAACCGAAGATTAAAGTTAAATTGAGCAAGAAAGAACAAAATTGCGAAGATTTAATTTTACCGAATTTATTATTGATTTATAACCTAGCTAAAACATAAGGGGCTAAGATGACAGTTAATGCTAAAGATAATATCGTTGCGTTTGCAAAACAAGTAGGTGCTGACTATAAAGAATTGCGAGAATTATTGCAACGTTTAGGTAACGTGCCAACTAATGCGGTTACTGCCGAACAATTACAAGCACAATTAACACAATTTGAAAATAAATTGAAAGGTGGCGAGTTAGCCGAAAACCTTGACACTTTATTTGAAATTGCACAGAAAATCAATAGTATTGTATCTGACAATGCTGTTGCTCAATCTTTAACAGAAACATTAAATAGTATTAAAAATCGCATAGAAACGTTAGAAACAAATGCAACTTTAGATCTATTGACAGTTTACACCAATGCCAAAAATGGAGTTAGTGCATAATTATGGCTGATAACACAAGCGGAAATCTTGTTGAGACAATAAAAGCTATTGGCGAAGATATACGCTTATTGAGTACAACGATTGTTGGAGCAGGTCGCCCCGATAAACCCGATACAACTAATGGCAAAATCAAAGGCACTGAACCTAACGGATCTGTTTATGACAGTATAGACGGTGCAGGTGTAGGTGCTTGGCAATGGCAAAAACGAGACGGTGTATGGGTTGTTACAGTTGGCGATACAGGTTTAATCACTTTAAAAACTCAAAATTTAAAAGCAGGTGCGTATGTTAAATTACAACGAATAAATAACATTGTATTCTGTTTTATGGGTGGTTTGAATTGGGGTTTGTTTGGCTATAAAGGTAAAAAAGAGGGTGGATTTATACCTCGCCAAGCAGGACGTATTGATATTGTTGCACAAGGTAATATTCCTATTGGATTTCGAGCCGTATCTTCTCTTAGTTATTCATTTTATGATGACGATACAGGTCGATCTGTTGCAAATTTGTATATTGGCGGAAAACAAGACGCTAATTTTATGCGTATTACACCTTTCCACGAAAATCCTAAAATACGAGGAAATGACGCTATCCCAGATATAGGTGCAAGTAATTTACGGACACCTGCAATTATATGGGTTACGAATGATAAGTGGATTGATTGAGTTTAAGACAAACGGCGGGTAATTCCGCCGTTTCTTATATCTAATTTAAACGCCCTTTAATGATGATTTAAAAGGCGTTTTGTTTCTCAAATTTAGCGAATTTTAACCGCTAAAAATGGGAATTAGTTAAAATTTCAGATTTCGCATTTTTTTAATTTAAAATAGCATTATTATAGCCCTGTAACTTTTTTAATTTCGGAAAAATGTGTATAGTTTCGGAAATTACAGGCGTTATAGATTTTTAATAGTATGATTTTATTTATAAAATTTTGGTGTTTTGAAATTTGTACGTTTTGACTTCAAACGCGCGTAGTTTGTATTTATACAGTTTTATGTAAGTTAAAAAAAGCTCGTCAAATTTGACGAGCTTTTTTGTTTTTATAAGTAATTATTTTTCACACTATATTAGTGATATAGTGTGAAAATGTTTACATATGTAAACATTAGGTTAAATTACTTGACTTATATTTTTTCGCTGTTACTATGCGCGCGTATTTTTCAGGTGTGGGGCGGTTTATGATAAATAGATCGCCCTCAGTTTTTATGACCTTTTAATCTTTAATAGGGAAGACATCTATGAATCAAATTTTCCGTGTAGTCTGGAATCACTCAACACAATCTTGGGTTGCCGTTTCTGAATTAACTAAAGCACATAAGAAAGCAAGTTCAAGTAATACTATTAAGACTTTCTTGGGAGCAACCGCACTTTTATTCAGTTTAAATGGGGTTGAAGCTGCGGTGAATATTGAGTCTACTTCAGGTTCTAATGTCAACTCAGGTAGTACAAAAGCCTCAGGTAACTCTATTGCTATCGGCTCTAAAGCGAATGCATTAGGTGGTGATGAGATTGTTATAGGTAGAGGTGCAGGACGAACAGAAAATAATGGTTCATTATATGGTTCTGATCTAACTAACAGTGGTTTTAATATATCTATCGGTACCAATAGTCGAGTGGGTGAGAAAGGTAAAAAAGTTTCTCAGTCAGTAGCGATTGGTGGTGGAAATGGTAGCTCTGAAAATAAACCTGATGGTGCTTGGGCTAGAGGGACTCAATCTGTTGCTATTGGTGGTAATGCCTATGCTTATGGTGATTCTTCTATAGCAATTGGTGGGGATGATGTAGATGAGGCTGTAACAAAAGAAATTACATATACTAATCCTAAAAATGATCAGTCTAAAAAAGCGACTATAAAGGATGCTTTTACTGATTTAACAGGGAAAAATATTTTGTCTCCTCGTTGGACGCCAACACAAGCTTCGGATGCTGCTGTCGCTGTAGGTATGAAAGCAACTGCAGCTGAGCTTGGTGTAAGTATGGGGACATTAGCTACAGCAAGTAAAGTAAATGCTGTTGCTATCGGTTCTGGCGCTACAGCAAATCGAGATAACTCAGTAGCATTAGGTGGCGGTTCAATTACAGATAAAGTAGGAACTAAACAAACTCAAACAGTGGTGAATGGGATTACTTATTCATGGGCTGGTGGTGCAGATACTGCAGAAGGAGATATTGTTTCTGTAGGTTCTGCTGGCTTTGAGCGTCAAATAAAAAACGTTGCGGCAGGTGAGGTGAGCAATGTATCTACTGATGCAATTAATGGTTCACAACTTTATGGTGTTTTGAGTAATTTAACGACAGGCGCATTCTTAAATTATGCGGGTGATGATGCTGAAGGTAAAGATAAATCTGATACGACGGTCATTAAACAAAGCATAGTTGAAAATCGTTTAGATATTCGTGGTGGTGCAGATAAAGCTGCTTTAACTAATGAGAACATAGGTGTAAACAATGAAAACGGTAAATTGTGGGTTAAATTAGCTAAAGATTTGAAAGGTTTAAATAGCACTACTGTTGGTGGCATTGTAACCAATGCTGGCGGCATTGATATGAGCAATAAACCAATCACGAATTTAGCGGCGGGAATGAACCCAACTGATGCAGTTAATAAATCGCAGTTAGATAAAGTAGCAAATAATAATATTAAACTCGGTGGTGATTCAGGAACCACTAATGCTCAGCAGTTAGATAAAACTGGTGGTTTACAGTTTAATGTGAAAGGCACAAATGGCTTGACTACAACAGCCAGCGGTACGGATGTAACAGTTAAATTAGACGATGCCACGAAAAAAGCTGTAGATTCAATTGTGAATAAAATTGAAAATAACAAAATCAAACTATCCGCGACAAATGATTCAACTTCAACCGATCAACAAGATTTAAATAAATCGGGAGGAATTGAGTTTAAGGTCAAAGGTGACAACGGATTAACTGCATCTGCGTTAGGTGATACCATTACATTAAAATTGGATGATACTACCAAAAATAAAATTGATAACGCAGCGGATAAGAATTTAAGCAATATTACCGATGCTGGTAAAAAACAAATCAAAGATCAGGTAACTTGGAAAGCGAAGGCTAATAATTCTGGAATCGCCTTGACTGAAGATACGGTTGATGACGATGATACCGCTGAAACTATTGGTGCAGACGGTATATTAACGCTAGATGCAGGTAAAAACTTACGTTTACAACGTAAAGGTAAGGTATTCACTTATGGATTAGATTCTGATTTAACAGGCATTAACAGCATCACTGGTTTAGCTAGTACATTGCCAGTAACAAAAAATGATGCAGCTGCACCAACAACCAATCAAGCAGCACCAACCAAAGTGGATGGAACAAAAGCTGCGTCTGTAAACGATATTTTAAATGCCGGTTGGAATTTAAAAGAAAATAATACAGACAAAGATTTCGTTAAAGCTTATGACACCGTGAACTTTGTGAATGGTACCGGCACAACTGCGAATGTAACAGTCACTGAAAACGGTGCTGTAAGTGCGGTTAAATTTGATGTGAAAAAAACGACCCTTACTGCAGATGCTGATAAAGGTACGGTATCAGCCGGTAATGCAGGGGATAGTTTTGCGACAGCAAATGATGTGGCGACAGCTATTAATAGTGCATTCTGGACTGCAACTTCTGAGAATGATGGCGGAGTGTTAGAGGGTAATAAGACAGAAGAAAAAGTTAAAGCTGGCGATAAAGTCACATTTAAAGCAGGTGAAAACATCAAGTTAAAACAAGATGGTAAAAGCTTTACTTATTCTTTAAATCCTGTGTTAAGTAATATCAAGAGTATTGGTGGTAATGGAACTACGATGACCTTTAATCCTGAGGGTGTTGATTTAGGTAGTAAAAAAATTACAGGTTTAGCGCCAGGTGAAGCTCCAACTGATGCAGTTAATAAGTCACAGTTGGATAAAGTAGCAACCAATAAAATTAAGTTAGCTGGAAATTCTGGAGAGACAGAGGAGCAGCAATTAGATAAAGATGGTGGCTTACAATTTAATATCAAAGGTGAAAATGGCTTAACCACAACCGCAAGTGGTAAGGATGTAACCGTTAAATTGGATGATACTACCAAAGATAAAATTGATAATGCTGCGGATAAGAATTTAAGCAATATTACCGATGCTGGTAAAAAACAAATCAAAGATCAGGTAACTTGGAAAGCGAAGGCTAA